CTTACATCGAGCCTGATGTCGATTCCTAAAACGGACAACGCCGCTCCTAGTTCTACGGACGTTGTGCGAGAGTAGGCCGGAGCGGCGTTGGTGGTCTTCATGCTGGGAGTGCGGTTGTTTACGCGGTGACCACAAACGGAGCGTGGGTAATGTTGTATGAGGCTTTCACATCCTCGTCGAGTCCCCATGAATCCTCGACATCATCGAGCATCATGGTTCCGACGGCAGGATCAAAGCCGCGCCGCTCGGTGGCGTAGTTGGCGAGCGAGACAACGCGAGTTCCTGGGTGTTGGTCGCCAAGTCCGGCAGCGGTCACGATGAAGGCCGTGAACGAGATGGAAACCATCGCGTTAAAATACTCGCGGCGGCGAAGGTTGCCGTGGCGGTTTTTGCGGTCACGTGTTTCACGCGATGCCTTGAATTTGAAGTCCTGAACGTCGAGATTACTCTCGTCTTGGATGTCGTTCAGCGTGTCGGCTGAGCCGTGAATGTTGACTGTGGATGGGGCGGCCATATTTTAGAGCGTTAAATGTTAGGCGAGAGCCGATTAAGACGATGCGCCGGAGACGTGACCGGGTGCGCGAAAGAAAATGGTGGTGCCGCTTTTCACGACTCCAACGACGGTCAAATACCATCCCGCTGTCAGGTCGGCAGACGGAGCAATGCCGCCGGCGGTTGCGGAGGAAAGGAGAATGTTGTTTGGGGTTAGGCCAGATGCGGCAATCACAAGGGCGGGGTCGTAGGTGACGATCACGACAGGTTGACCGGATGACGCGCTAGAAACTGCGATTCCGTCCACAACTCGCAAAGCGGCGGCACCATTGGCGTCGCTCAACTTGGCCTTGCCGATGCCGTTGCCATCGAGGTCGGCGGCGTCGAGATAGCAGAGTTGACCGGCTGCGATGGTTGCGCCTGCGGTGGCGTATTTGTAAACGGCGGACGAACTCGGCACGACTGCGGAGGCAATAACGGTGATGTCAGCGGCAAAGCCAAGCGTCGAGAGGGCGAGGAAAAGGACGAGTAGAAGGTGTTTCATATCAAAACGCGGAGGTTGTCAAAATCACGATGCCGAGAGTTCATCCGTGCGGATGCCGATAACTATATCAGCGCGGCGAGCGCGGACGCCCTGCTTGTCGTCAATAGCTTGCGAGGCATCGCTCAAACGGTAGTGCCGCACGCTGTAACCGGTGCGGACTGCGAGCGTTTGCGCGGCGAGCCAGGTGAGAAATGCGGCTTTGTCAGCTAGAATGAATCGGAGGCTTGCAGCCCATGCGCTTTCGTCGCTGATGGTTGCGGTTGCTGCGGCAACTTGCAACTCCACGCTAATGGTTAAATCCATCCGTTTGGGATGCGGGATGCCGACGCTAGACGTGACGAAAACAACGCGAGGAAATGCTTGCTCAACGATGGTCGGACCAACGACGAACGGCAGCGCGGTGGAGTCTGGCAGGCTTAAATCAGCCCGGCGGGTGGTCGCGTAGTTGGCGATCAGTTGAGGAATCAGTGTTTCAGTGTTCGGCGGCAGCGGCATTTATTCGGCCGACGCGTCAAAATCAGGCGGCATTGATCGCCTGTTGGAGCTTCTTTTCCAGCTTGCGCACAACAAATGGCACCTGCCGCTCAATCGCGTTGATACGGTATGAAAGCGCGTAGTTCATGCGGCGTTGCATTTCGCTTGTGGCGTATGCTTCAAGATTCAAGCGGAAGAAATGCGACTTTGCACCGCGCTTGTCTGTGACGGTTGCGCCGGACGTGTTCTTTTGGTTCTTGATCCATGCAGGAACGCCTGGAATCTTGCCAAGTTTGAAACCTGCGGCTGTTGGAATCATGGATGCCAACATGCCGACTCGCTTCACTTTCGCGACTCGCCACTTCTTGAGCGCATCAGGATTTGAAACGGTGAAGGATGGATATTTGCCAGCAACGCGGCCCGTGTTTGGCGCTCTGCGGACTTTCGCCTCTGCGCCTCCATCAAACGCCTTGGCTGGCGTTGCTGCCCATGCAATCAAACCCGGAACGCGAGCGGCGATGCTATTCATTCGCACGATGTCGCCTTTGAGTGATGCGGTGCGGTAGCCTTTCGCCATGTTGGCGTTGATCTTGGCTATCTCCTGCCAAACCGTGAACGATGTTCGATAAACCTTCGCAATGTCGGCGGTGACTCGCTTAACGCCTTGGAGTTGCGCGGCCTTTCCCTTCGTTCCCTGCGATGACGGCGGCGTTATTTGAAGCAATCCAGGCGTTGATCCTCGCGAATTGCTCACAAGCAACCGCACGTTATCAGTCAGGAACTTGTCCAACTCCACATCAGTCTTGCCGGGAAACGAACGAATTGCATCGTAGAGTTTATCGGTGTTGAAAACTGAAGTGACGGTCATCGCGCAATCCTCAATCCAATTGTGATCGTAACGGAATCAGCGGCAGCGCGGGTGACGGTATAATCAACGCCATCAATCGTGACCGTCTTGTTTTGCAGCGTCTTTTGCGCTGGCTTTGTGATCGCTTTGAACTGCCCTTTGTTGCAAACGAGCGTTGCATTGACACCAATGATCATGCCGTCCATTTCCAAGTCGTGATCACCTTCAAACTCGTTTAGAATGCCGCTGTATGCTTTGCCGTCCATCGTCCAAGTCGTAACGCCAAACATGGATTCGGCATCAGAAAAGCACTGGTCGTTGAAAGCGTCGAATTGGTTCACGAATGGCGCGAAATGTCAAAACAAAAGCGGCACCCTTTCGGATGCCGCCCACTTCACACCACATGAAGAAACTGTTTGTTAGCCTAGAACGGTTGCGATCAACTCGGGCTTCCAGACCTTCGCCTGATAGTAGCAGACGATCTCCATCAGGTTCATTCCATAGCCCTTGTAGAGTGCCACCTCGAACACGAGGCCAGAATTCACGTCAGCGACGGTCATGCGGTCAGTTGCGGCGTCTCCGCCGTCTGGCATGGCTGGCGGGCGCATGGCAAGCTCGATGGCAGAGCGATGGCAAAGGATGTTGCCGGTGTAGCTTGCCGCGAGAGTGAGTGCGCGAGTGCTGGCTCCCGTGGCTTTCCGTAAGCCGCTCTTGTTGAGAACCAGCGTTGCGGCGGTGGATGCGTCGGCGACTCCGGTCTTAACGATGTAAACGTTCGCGGTGTCGTTGGCGATGCTCAATGCGTCGCCCGCAACAATGGTTCCGGTGCCAACGGAGGCCGTGAGCGTGATGCTTGTGTCGCCCACAATGAATCCGGCGGCAGCGCTGGTTGGAGAGCTGGCGAGAGTGCCTTTCGTGTGGCTCGCAACGCCCGCGCTCTGTTTGATCTGCACGCCGTCGATGTCGAGCAAGATGCCATTGCGGAGAGTGTCGGCGCTGCCGTTCTCGTTCACCTTGTAGATGTGCGAGAGCGTTTTCAGGTTGGTAGCCGCGCCAGTCGAGATGATCAGCGAGCGCTGGCCGTCGTTTGGAGCGCCGTTGTCGGTCAGGATTTGATTGGCCTGGGGAATCAGCGCGTGGCTGGACGCAAAAGGCGTGGTGCCAGCGGTGCCGACTGCGCGGCTCGATCCATTCTTGGCAACGGTGCCGACGTGCGATTCGATGGCGTTGACAATCTTACGGATTGCCTGCGCGAGCGTGTTCTTCACGAAGTTTTCACGGCCCACGGTGCTTTCAAGCTGGCGGACGGTTTCACCCTTGAGCGGGATGTTGACGCGAGCCACTTGGCCGAGGGTCATTTCTTCCAAGGTGGAAGTCATGTCATCACCAGCTGGAACGGTCATCGCTGGCGTGTGGTCGGTGTTGAGCGTTGGCTCGCCGCCGACAAAAGACTTAACGGTGCCGCCGAGGGAAACGCCCTCGCTGCCAGAGTTGACGATGACGGAGGTGGCGAAGCCGACTGGCTCGCGAAGAACGATGTCGCGTGCCTGATAAATGAGTTCAGTGAATCCAGTGAGGGTCTGAGAGTTTGCCATATAGTTGGTTAGTTAGGGGATTGTTGGTGTTGCAACTGTTGCAGTTTTAGTCGGTGACTTTGCCACCTGAGGAAATGAATGCTCCGCGTGCGGAGTGGTCGAGTTTATCGAAATCGGCGCGGGCGAGCGTTTGATCTCCGCCTTCCTTGGCCTGCGGATCACGCTTGATTGGATCAACGCCAGCGGATGCGAGGCGTTCAAGCACTTGAGCCTCAACAGCAGCCTCAGCGGCAACTGCGCGAGCGTCGGCGGCGATGGTTGCGGCTTCAGCAGCAGCAAGCGCGGTGGCGTTTTCTGCAACGGTTGCATTCAGAGCGTCGAGCGATGCGGACAATTCGGCGTTGATGATTGTTGCGCTGGCAAGCTCAGCCTGCGCCTCTTGCAGCACAGCAGCAGCTGAAGCGCCGGACGTTTGAGCGTCGAGAAGCGCGGCTTTCAGATTGGCGATTTCTTTGGATTGAAACATGATGTTGATTAGGTTTGGGTTGTCAAAATTGGTTACTGCATCAGCAGTTTGGTGACGTATTCGTCGAGCGTTTCGCCGGTGAGTTCATCCACAAGTCCGAGCGCGAAACCTTCCGATGCGTCGAACCATTGGCCCTGCATCGTGGAATCTTCGACTTGCGGGCGGCGCTCATTCACTGCGGCCTTGAAGTTGGTATAGAGGCTATCGACTTTCGTTTGCAGCATGGCGCGCTCATCGTCTGCCAGCGGCTTGTAATCTGCGCCAACGGTCTTCCACTTGCCGCCTTGCATTACATTCACCTTCACGCCCTGCGCGTCGAGTCTGCGGCTTTGGTCGATCATCGCGAGGTAAACGCCGATGCTGCCGACGATGGCAGATGGAGCGGCGGCGATGTGATCACATGCGGAGGCGAGGTAATAGCCCGCCGAACAAGCCTGCGTATTCACGAACGCGTGAACCTCTTTCGCTTCACAGAGTGCGAGGATGCGAGAATACGTTTCAGCAACGCCCACAACGCTGCCGCCTGGACTCGCGATATCGAGCACGATCTTCTCAGCACTTGAATGCAGAGCGAGAGCGAGAGCAGAATCAACGTCGCACAAATCAACGCCTCCATAGCAATCCATTTCCATGGAGCCGATTCGCTTATCAATCGCGCCGTCGATCTTGATAACCACGACGTTGCCTATTTGCTCATAAATGTTGGACACTCGGTTAGACGGTTCTTTTGGCACCATCGCGGGCATAACGTCCGACTCCATGCGCGCCAGTAATGCCGACTCAAAACTTGCCCGCGTTGGAGCGTGAAGCATCAATGGCTGGCAGAAGAGTTTGGCGAAAAGGTGCGGGTAGGACTTCATGCGTTCGGGTCTGATTGGTTCACGGTGACGACGTTCTGGCTGCCCGGCGTTGGTTCATAAAGCAGGCTGAAATCCACGCCCCATTCGACGCACTTTTTCTGTGTCCGGGCGAGGAAGCGAATGTGGTCGTCCATCTCCTGATCGGCATCGAGTCCCTGCTCTTCGAGGAAGCGCGGAATGCTCATGCCTGCGTTGCGCGTGAGAGTCTTGAACGCCGTTGCCATGCGTCCAACGTCCACGGTGATCTTGCGAGGACCACGGAATACAAGCTTTGAATACCAGAGCGGATCTTTCGGTGCGGCTAGTCTGCCGTCCTTGATTGCTTTGGAAACCTTCCAGATGATTTCGCGCCTAACTAGTTTATACGATATGGTATCAAACATCATATCGAAGGCACTCTGCGCATCCTCTGCGTCGTAACGTGCAGCGGTTCCGCCTGCTTTTGCCATGTCCCACATCACCGAAAACGGCACGTCATAGCCAACGCTCATTTGATGAAAAAGCATTTCAATGAATGCCATCACATTCGCGCCTGGATGCTGCGACGAGTGAAGCTGCATCTCGCCATTTTCGCCAAGATAGTTGATCATCCCGCCGCCGAAAACCTTTTCGAGCGCTTGAATGTCGGATGAGTTGCCAGTCTCGCCGCCCGCGTTTGCAATCTTGTTGATTGCGCCCTTCTTGCTGCGCTTTGCTGTGCCTTTAACGCTCACGGCGAGCGCAGAGTGTAGCTTTGCGGTTCCCGTGACGAGCGCGTTAAGGTCGAGTGCGTCGATGCCCTGATTCAAGCCAGAGTATCCCCACGGCATCCCACGATGACCGCGAGCACGGCGGCGGCGGTGAATGTGAATCATCGAATCAGCAGGAACGAAACGATAATCACCTTGAACGTTAGACGAAAGACCGGGCAATGTGCGGATCGCGTATTCAACCGGGCGCTCAAACTCGTTTACGCGAATGCCGTCATCCCATTGCCGCGCATCGAAATCTTTTCCCCACGGTGTCTCGATCTCGAACACATCCAGCGGCTGCATGGCTGGAAAACCACTCGCGGGATGAGTGGTCATCACGGAATTATATTCGCCGTCCAAGATGATTGACTCGGCGGCGATGAGCTTCGCTTCCCATCCGTCCACGCTGCCGTCGATGGAATAAACGGCGGCGTTGTTCCACCATTCCTCCACATCGCGGCGCATTGCGTCATTGAAAA